ACGGGATATTTGTATTGGGGATTTGGTAGCAACCTATGAAGATGGAGTGCTTGCCACAGCCAAGATAAACAATTGGCAGTCAAGTGGTATTGATTCCATATATACAGTAAATACGCAATCTGGCAGAATACTTCAAGCAAACGCGAGGCATCCGTTTCTTGTTGATTTTTCTGGAGAGCGCAAATGGATTCAACTGAAAGACCTAAAGCCGAATATGTCGCTTGTAGCATTGAAGGCTGCAACAGACCCGCTAGATCTCAAACAATACCCGGACTCTGCTCTGCTTGCCAAGCAAGAAGAAGTTACCATAAGAAGAACCCGGAAGCCCCGTACCGTCCAATCGGGCATCATGGGAAATGGAAAGGAAAAGACTGCTGGCACTGCAATTCCCACCCTGCTAAAGCCAAAGGATTATGTGGTTACTGCTATTCAAAGCAGTACCCTCCAGAAAAGCCAACGCCAGAGAAAAGCAGAGAGCGGCGCATTAAGCATAGGTACGGAATTACCGGTGAGGAGTATGACCGCATGGTTGCGGAGCGCGGCAACCGGTGTGATGTCTGCAGGGAGCTACCTTCTACAAAAAATACAAGGGCGCACTGGAACGGGAAGCTATGTATCGACCATGACCATGCCACCGGAGTTGTCAGAGGATTGCTCTGCAATGACTGCAACCTTGCCGTTGGATATGGCAAAACACCAGAAAAATTACAACGAGCCGCTGAATACCTACAGCGTCATTCTGGATAAGATAACCAGCATAACGCCTTCTGGAGAAGAAGAGGTTTTTGATGTCGAGGTAGATAGGACTGAGAATTTCATTGCAAATGGGGTTGTTAGCCATAATACTAGGTGGTCTAAAAGAGATCTGACAGGTCAGATCCTTAACAATGCCATCAAGAGAGACTTGGAAGACTGGGAGGTTATAGAGCTACCCGCTCTTCTTCCTAGCGGCAAGCCCTTGTGGGCTGAGTTCTGGAAGCAAACAGAACTAGAGGCTATCAAGGCAGAACTCCCAGTAGCTAAGTGGGAAGCGCAGTACCAGCAGAACCCCACCTCAGAGGGTGGGGCTATCATCAAGCGGGAGATGTGGAAGATCTGGGATAGAGAGAAACCCCCAGAGGTTGACTACATTATCCAGTCTTGGGATACCGCATTCGAGAAAACCAACAGGGCAGATTATTCCGCATGTACAACATGGGGAGTCTTCTATAGGGAAATAGACGGAATTGAACAAGCTAATATTATCGTGCTTGATGCGTTTAAAGAGCGTATGGAGTTCCCAGAACTCAAGCGTACAGCCTATGATCTGTGGAAAGAATGGAACCCTGACACCCTCTTGGTGGAGAAGAAAGCAGCGGGTGCGCCGTTAATATATGAGCTGAGAAAGGCAGGTCTGCCTGTTTCGGAATATACACCGGGGAAAGGGTCAGATAAGATAGCGCGTGTAAACGCAGTGTCAGATCTATTTGCGTCAGGAATGGTATGGCGACCAGATACAAGATGGGCAGATGAATTGGTAGAGGAGGTGGCTTCCTTTCCTAATGGGGACCATGATGACTTGGTTGATTCAACCACCCAAGCATTGCTCAGATTTAGACGAGGCGGCTTTATTCATCTCTCCTCAGATGAGGAAGATAAAATGTTTATTCCAAAGAAGGCAGCGTATTACTAAGTGGGTAAAAATATCTCTAGAACCAAAAGACCTCTTGGACATAGGGACGGTCAGAGGGTATCTATTGTGGCATCTTTATGGAATAAAAAGATTCCTAGAAGACCCAGCAAAATGGTTACGCAGACAACAGAAGCTAAGAAGGACAAATAAGTATTTATTAGAACTGGCAAAGCAGAAAATGCCAATGTATGACCCTCCGTCTACAGACGAAGTTAAAGACTTTATCCACCAGTCAAAAAATAGGAAGATAAATCATGGCGATTAGTAAATCATTATATAACCTGCCGGTAGGACTAGACTCTACAGAAGAAGAGGCTGTTGAGTATGAGTTACCAGTAGAAGATGATGGCAGTGTTATTGTAGAAATTAATGTTGAATCATTCGATGACAATCTTGCAGAGGTAATTCCAGAGGCAGATCTGGAATCTATTTCATCAGAAATATTAGACGACATTCGTACAGACGTTAGCTCCAGAAAAGAATGGGAAAGAACATATAAAGAAGGTCTAGAGCTATTGGGATTGAAGATAGAAGACCGTACAGAGCCTTGGGATGGGGCTTGTGGCGTGTTTCATCCAATCTTAGCAGAGTCTGTAGTTAAGTTTCAGTCAGAGACAATTATCGAGACATTCCCTGCGTCAGGTCCAGTAAAGACAAAGATTATTGGAATGGTCACCGCTGAGAAAGAAGAGGCTGCTGCTCGTGTTGCTGAAGACATGAACTATGAATTAACTGAGAATATGGTTGAGTATCGTCAAGAGCATGAAAGGCTTCTCTGGAACCTGCCGATTTCAGGATCGGCATTCAAGAAAGTCTATTATGACCCAAGTCTCTGCCGTCAGGTCTCGATGTTTGTCCCAGCAGAGGACGTAATCGTCCCTTATGGCGCGTCTGATTTGTTCTCCTCGCCAAGGGTCACGCATAGAATGCGTAAGACCCCGAACCTCATCCGTAAATTAATGGTTGCTGGTTTCTATCGGGACATAGAGTTAGGTGACCCCGATACAACCGTTACAGAAATAGAAAAGAAGAAGGATGATGAGGTTGGCGTTAACATTATTGATGATGATCGCCAGCTTATCTATGAAGTGCATCTTGATTATGATATGCCGGGGTATGAAGACCCCGATGGAATCGCTCTGCCTTATGTTGTCACCATCGTTTCTTCCGGTGAGATTCTATCTATCCGCAGAAACTACCTAGAAGATGACAAGCTACGCGAAAAGCGTATGCATTTTGTCCATTATCCCTATATTCCCGGCTTTGGCTTCTATGGATTTGGATTAATCCATCTTGTTGGTGGATTTGCTAAGTCTGCCACCTCAATTCTGCGTCAATTGGTAGATGCTGGGACATTATCCAACCTTCCGGGTGGATTTAAGTCCAAAGACCTGCGTGTTAAGGGTGACGACACCCCCATAGCACCGGGAGAATGGCGAGATGTGGACGTAACTGGGATGACAATCAAAGATTCAATCATTCCCCTGCCATATAAAGAGCCTTCAGCTACCCTTTATCAGCTTTTGCAGACCATCGTAGAAGAAGGGAGAAAGTTTGCTTCAGTTGCAGACCTGAAAGTGGGGGATATGTCAGCTCAAGCCCCTGTTGGTACGACCCTAGCGATCCTAGAGCGGACGCTAAAGGTCATGAGCGCAGTCCAAGCCCGCGTTCATGCAGCAATGAAGCAAGAGTTTAAACTCCTAGCAGGCATTGTTCGGGATTACACCCCTGAAGACTATGCCTATGAAGTGGATGTCTCTGCAGATAACGCAAGAAAGGCTAAGAAACAGGATTACGACATAGTCGAAATCATCCCTGTATCAGACCCTAACGCATCAACAATGGCTCAACGGGTCGTCCAGTACCAAGCAGCCCTGCAACTTGCCACCACCGCACCTGCTATCTATGACCTGCCGCAGCTCCACAGGCAAATGCTAGAAGTGTTAGGAATCAAGAACGTAGAGAAGTTAGTTCCAGTAGAAGATGACATTAAACCTAAAGATCCGGTGTCAGAAAACATGTGTATTTTGTCTGGAAAGCCGGTTAAAGCGTTCCTTTATCAGGATCATGAGTCCCATATTAAGGTGCATTTAAACGCCATCATGGACCCAAAGATACAGCAATTGATCGGTCAAAACCCACAGGCTCCTACCATTCAGGCGGCTTTGCAGTCTCATGTCGCTCAACATGCTGGGTTCCAGTACCGGATAGAGATTGAGAAGATGCTGGGCGTTCAGTTGCCTCCGCCAGACGAGCCATTGCCAGAAGATATCGAGGTGGCTTTGTCAAAGGCTATAGCCGATGCCTCAGACAAGCTGCTTCAGAAAGATCAGGCAGAAGCTCAACAGCAGCAAGCCGCAGCCGCTCAACAAGATCCTCTGGTTCAGATGCAGCAGCAAGAGCTGCAATTGAAGCAGGCAGAACAGCAAAGAAAGGCAGCAAAAGATCAGGCAGATCTAGAGTTTGCAAGGGAAGAATTGCAAAGCAAGGATCAATTAGAGCGCCTGCGTATTCAGTCTCAAACAGAAATAGGATCAATGCAAGTAGAAGCAAGACTCTCTGATAACCAAATGAATAGGGAATTCAAAGAGCATGAGTTGCAAATCAAACAGACCCTAGAAAGCCTGCAGATGCGTTCAGACCTGTCTCAGTCAACTCTGGATAGGGAGCTAAAGCGAAGTTCTGCTCAGGCTAAATTAACTTCAGACGCATTGAAATCAGGAAACGATAGTGGAGCTTAAACATTATCTGCATCGGGAATTGAGTATAGATCAGCAAGGACTGAAGGATACACTCGCCTTCAATCCTGTTGAAGATTTCGCCGCCTATCGAGAGATAGTAGGTGAGATTCGTGGTATCCAGCGAGTGCTAAGACTGTTAGAGGATTTACCTGATGACTGAAGAAGCAAGCAAGTTAGAACTACCGATACCCAAGGGCTACCGAATCCTGATTGCTATACCAAAGAAGGATAAGGAGTTTAAGGATTCGAAAATATTAATACCTGAAGACCAAAGGCGTAGAGAGGAGACGGCATCAATTGTAGGAGTTGTTGTCACCCTTGGTTCTATGGCGTATCAAGACCCTGAGAAGTTTCCAGACGGTCCTTGGTGTGCTGAAG